CGTGCAGTTCGGGTACACAAGCTTTTTCGGTCGCACAAAGAAAAACCCCGCAGACGTTAATCTGCGGGGTTCTCAATGATGGAGGCCGAGGTCGGAATCGAACCGGCGTAGGCGGATTTGCAATCCGTTTTTTTCTTGCGTCCTGACTGAGCAAAACCCCTTTTACCCCCGTGCTCATTGGCTTTGGATGCATAGCCATGCATCAACACTAATGCCCATTTGGGACATTTGGTGTCCCATAATTGTCCCACGGAATATTTCCGCCTTCCCTCCCGGGCGTTCTGCCCACCTATACCCCAAATTCCGGCACCACCAAGACTGTGTATAGAGGCAACCTCCCTCTTCCTCCAAGCCGCTCAGAACGAACCCGTTCGGCGCCATCCATGTAAGCGGCCAGCGAATACACATTCAGAAATCCGTAATTAAGGGCGATGGTGTCCGCCTATTGTTAAGCGGACGCGATCACTCTAATCGCTAGGATTTCAATGCGCCAACGAAGCTCCTACCCCAAACCCTTCGAGGCCCAGGTCGTACAGGAATGCCTGCAACCCAGCGTCTCAGTTTCCAGCGTCGCCATCAGCCACGGCATCAATGCCAACGTGATTCGCAAGTGGCTGCCGATATCCCGTGAGAAACCCGTCGAGCCACTTCCGGCGTTTGTACCGCTGCAACCGATGCCTAAACGGCACGCTGATGAAGCGGTGTCTATCGCATTGCCGCTGGGCGACAAATGCATCACGGTCAAATGGCCCGTATCCGACCCAGACGGCTGCGCACGCTTCATCCGAGGCCTCTCGCAATGATCCGCATCGATGCTATCTGGGTCGCCACCGAGCCGATGGACATGCGCGCTGGCACCGAAACTGCGTTGGCCCGCGTGGTGGCGGTGTTCGGTGCGGCGGCAAGCCCACTTTCCACGTACATGCTGCTCAACGGTAAACACGCCCGGTGTGTAATCCAGCTTCTCACTGACATCTTCGCCGATGCGCTGAAGCTGGCACCCGCAGACACACTGGGTGTTCTCGGGCTCATGACGAATGACGGTCCATGCTTAGCATAAAACCTTAGTCGAGTGGATTGAGTGATCGATTCATGGCTACCACGTCGCCATGGGTCGGGTTCGGCCCGAGCCACTTGAAATGCTCAGGCAATTGATCTCGTTTAGCGGCTGCCTGCCCCCTGATAGCTGCTGATAAAGCCCTCCGCATAGTCTCATCATCGTAATCACAGCAATAGCCTGGTGTTGACGGTTGTTGCCTCCAGGACTCCTCAAGCGAGCCTGCGTCCACTGGATCGAAACCTACCTGATCTACCAGGCTCATCACTGTTTCTTTGGCTTTCTCATCGTCACCCGCTACCGCCGCTGCCAAACGACCTGGTGTACCGTCCGGAACGCCCAACTCTGCCAATGTGTAGGCGAGCACATTGTTGAAAGCCTTGATTACCGGTCGCCCAATCTGCTTCATCACCCAGACGCTTTCCGTCATCCCTTGATCAATTTCACCAATGCGCGGGTCACGCAAACCAGGGTAGTAGTTGCTGGTATCCACAACGGGGATGCTATCGGGTACGGAGGTAAACAGATCAGAAGGGAGTGCGCGCAATGCTGGCAGAGGTATCGAAAGTACTACCACATCCGCGCCGTCCACTGCGCCCCGAATGTCTACAGGCTCCGCTCCGATTTCTTCGGCGAATGCACGAACGCCGTTGACACCTCCAGAATTTGCCACGCGAATCTCATGGCCAGCAGCTCTTAGCTTACGAGCGATGGTGCCGCCGATGTTACCCGTTCCAATGATGCCGATTTTCATAGTTAAGCCTCAGTAATCGTTTGCTTGCACCGATTCTAGGTGGCTGATGTAATAATGGTAAGTACCTACCAAAAGGTGGGTAACACACCTTCGAGAAAGAAATGGAACGGGATTGGGATTGGGATTGCGGCGATCCGCAGAATCGGTTGAATTGGGCCGAAGCAACGACTGAGACTCTTCGCGTGCTGGAAGGGAAATGGAAAATCATCATCTTGTGCCAGCTTTTCGCAGCCAAAGGTGCGCTTCGTTTCTCTGATCTAGAGAAGCTGATCGAGGGAATAAATCAGAAGATGCTGATTCAACAGCTAAAGCAGTTAGAAAAGGATGGCATCGTGCTGCGCACGGTCTACCCGCAAGTGCCACCCCGGGTGGAGTACCAGCTCACCCAGATCGGCCATGCACTCGGGCCGTCAATCCAGGCATTGATCGAGTGGGCCGAGATGAGGCGCGATCACAATTAATTGCATTTGTCGATTCTGAATCGGCCTAGTCCACGCTCGTGCACCATTTATCGATCCGCCCTTGAGCAACACGAGACACCTCGACTACTGTACACGCATACAGTATTGGCGAGTAGTAGTATGGAAATCGAAGATGAAGAGTTCGGATGCCTTGGCATACCCACCGAAGCGCAGGTATGGAAGCAACAGGCCGAACTGGTCCAGGCAGAGTATGAGCAGGTGGCCGCCGACCTGCGCCAGGCCCGGGCGAATATCCTGAAGCTGGTCGACATCCACGCCGTCACTGCGCGCGAGCGCGACCAGGCGCTGCATCTGCTGGCATCGTACAAGCGCGACCTCTCCGCCGCCCACGTCGAGCTATCAGCGCTCGGCAATCGGATGCGCGGGATGCAGATGGCCGCGCGGCAGTCCGCCGAGAATCCCTATCCTTTTCGCGAAACAGTGGCGGTGTCAGATCCCTTTCCGTCTTTGCCTATGCAAGGTCCCGGCGAAGCACCACAAAGCAGACTATGCTCGGATGGGGAAGCGGGAGAAGCAGATGGAACCACTGGACTGGCTGAAACGACACCCTGACCACGATGATTTGAATACGTGGTTGGGGATATGGGAAGTGTACGATGAGCCTGTGCAACATCTCCGATGCAGGAGTTGTGGTGCGCATCAACTATTCCAAAATGCCTTGAGGCCTTTTCCGCATAGGGATGACTGTGCTACTCCAAGCGACTCACGCCACTATCCTTGGCAGGATTTAAGATGGATAGTTGACCATATGCACAAGCGTCGCTAGTCACAGCCTAGCTTTCGTCGCCGCGGGTACCAGGATCAGTTGTCCCTCTCATCGTCAAGGCCTTGTGCAAATCGGTGCTGCTTGTGAATGCGACTGGCGTACTGAGCGGCCTCCGATCCGGTTTCAAAAACAGTGACCGCCCCATCATAGCTTGTCACTTGGTAAGCAGTAGACAGGCCCTTCTCTCTCATTGATTCCGGGACATCAGCACCTAACAGTGTTACCAATTTCACTTCCATTGAACATTCTCCTAGGGTCGGATGGAAAGCTTATAGCCTATCTCATAGGGTTTCACTGAATCTGAATGTTGCTTATCCCCTGGGGCCTCCGATGCATCCCCGCATGCCCTCGTCAATTGGCCTAAATACAGACCGTTCGTCGCACAGCGAGAACTGTCGGTCCCCCCTATTCCTCAACCGGTTACGTCATGCTGAGGAGCGCGATAATGACAGCGTCTAAGTTGTTAGATTGGCACCATGCATGGAAATTGAATGGCGACTCACTATGCTGTCGCAAATGTGGCTCAGCGCAGATGGAGGAGGATGGGGATGAAGACTTGCATCATTCCGATGCCTGCCCCTCCCGTGAGCTAAGCAAAACCCCCTGGAATGAACTCAAAATCTTGATTTCCAGGGGCACTAAGCACTAGCACACCCCTAGGTGCAAGATTTGAACGTCCGACCCGGGACTTTCCCTATTGGCGTTCTGTGCAAATGGCTTCGGGGTATTCCAATGGATGCAGAGGAGGTCGTCAAAAGAGATCTCAAGGTTCTTAGATTTAGATGGGCTGTCCATGTCATGGCCTGGATACTGTACAGATGAACAGCATTCTGGCACCAATCAGCTCGACTTTGCAATCCTACTGCCCGGAACGCCGCTGACAGCTATCATTGAGATACGACAATAGAGGTGTACGTGGATACGTTTGAATCGCTAAGCCCTACACCTAAGCTCAGTGATGTCGATACCTGGGCGGAGATCTGGTCCGTGCACGACGATCCCTTCCCTCATATCCGTTGCAGGAAATGCGAACAGGGACAGTCGCTACAGGATTCGGCAAAGCCGTTCGTGCATGGCCCAACTTGCAAGCTGATTCAAGTTCAAGGCGTATTTCCCTGGTGGGATCTGATGTGGATCATCGGCAACGCACAGGGCGCTCAGTGATCTATTTGTCGTGCAGACTGGGCACCGCTGACCAAATCGTAGGCCCGCTCGCAGGCCTGCCCGGCTATTCGGGCTCGGTCATAAGCCTTTGCCAAATCTCCCGCTCTCGCATCAGCGCGCTCGAGCAGTTGGGAGAGCACCAGGGCGGCGCGGGTGGCTGACGCGCCTCGATCGGCAGAGCCGGTATCGCGGGAGCAGGCGCCAGCGCTGGCGGCAAGCTTTCCGGCCTGAACGTGCAGCCGGTCGCCAGCAGCGTCAAGGCCGCGGCCATCAGCATCGGCAGCAGCGTTCTTTTCTCTCGCATCAGTTCCTACCTGGTTGGCCTCACGTTGGAGGCGTTGCTCTTCGTCGCGCACAGCCTGCACCGCCTGCGCACGTTCGGTCTTCTGGGCGGCCACCGCTCGCGACCACTCGGCGTCCCGCGCGGCGTTAGTCACCGTCACGCCGTGGCTGTAGGCGGCGTACAGCGCAGCGCCGCACAGCCCTACCAGCAACAGCGCGATAATTCCGTATCCAATCAGTCTTTGCGCAAGCGGCATGCGACACCTCTGAGCATGGTGATTTCATCACTTCCCATTTTGGAAATAATCTCGGTATGGCTGGACGGTGGCATCCTTCGTTAGGTTGAGCCTCATCAGTCTCAACCTGCCGACACCACCCAGGCCCTGGAATCGGATCCAGACCCTTTTCGTATCGCTGCCGGTGGTCAACTGCAGTGACCAACGAGTTTCGGCCGCAGCTGCCGTGAACCGCATAGACGCCAGCGTCGTGCCAGGGAAGGCATGACCAGCGCCGTCATCCGCACCGGTATTGATCTGCACCTGGGGATAGTTCCCGGTAAAGCTGGCGGTTCGGGTACCGCTGACGATGTAGGTCGTGGACGGCTCCACCAGCATCCCCGAACTGGCATCGTTCGAGGTGGTGAAGTTGTCGAAATTGCCTGACACGCCGTTGTACTCGACAAACGGATCGCCGCCGGCGAAGCCCGCTTCCGTCTTTCGAACATAGGCGGGATCAGCCGACCATCCGGCTAGGTCGGTCGCGAACTTGTAGTTCTGGATCAGCTGCAGCCCGAGTCGCTCTTCGCTACTGGCAATTACCCCTTGAATCGAGGCCTTGAGGCCAACCCCTGCAATGACTCCATTGCCCGCCGTGACCGTCATTGCTCGTCGGTCTCGTAGACAGCGTTTCCAGTGGGAGTGATGCGGAACAAGCCGCGCCCAAGCCATAAGGCTTGGCAGCCGGTTTCCGTGAATGTGAAGGCCGGAATCCACGTATCTCCGGCCGGCTTCTCGACGATAACCGTGCCGGTCTTGACTACAGCAGCTATCACGACAGGCGCATTTGACCAACGCCAGGGGAAGGTTTTTTGAACGGTGTATGCAGCCACGGTGGTCACCTTTGGAAAGCCGCGCAGTGGAGCGCGTGATTGTTGTGTAGTGCTGTTCAGGTCACGCGGTACCCAGAAACAACGCCCGCTCAGCGGCGCGGCGCGTTACCAGGCCCGGCAGCGCCTTCCCGCCTGCATGGACCCAGCGCGAGAACTGCTCGGCGGCACCAGCGGTGTCACCGGTATTCAGCTTGCGCAGCAGCGTCGAGTTGGTGAAGTTGCCCTCCCCGACGTTGTAGGTGAACGACACCAGCGCATCGAACTGGCCTTGGTTAACCGGCACGCGCACCAAGCGCTCCACGATGCGCTCGAACCGCATCAGATCTTCCGCCAGCATTTGCTCGGCCTGCGCTTCGGTGATGACTATGTTTCGGGTGACGCCCGACGTGCTGCCGTAACCGATCGTCCAGGGCACGCCGCCGGTGCCGGGATCGGGGTAGGCCTTGAGCCGCAGCCCTTCGGAGGATTTGATCAGGGCGATGCCCTTCGGTGAGATCTTCATGCTTTTCTCCAGGCGAAAAAAACCCGCTCGATGGCGGGTATGGTGGTCAGGCGTGTATCAGCGCTAAGCTATGCGCTTTATGAAGGGAGTCAGAAATGAAGAAGGTATTTACACTGCTGGTACTGGCGACGCTTGGTGGCTGCGCTGCGTACAGCGAGAGAGGTACTGGGGAAGGTAACCGCGAGATCGGTAGCAAGGGCTACACCGTTCGCTGTGATGCCACGCCACCAAACCAGCCTGGGTGCTATTCACCGCCCCCTTCTTTTTCGTGGCGCCCTTTGGAGAACATAAAGTTCAAGCTTGGGCAAAACTGACAAGGCCTCGGTGAGCGATCGCCGAGGCTGGCTCATCTTGTGTTCTGCAGACGGAAAAAAGCCCGCACTGGGCGAGCATTGAGCGTTTCGGTGGGTTAGGCCGGTGTTTTAGGCCAAGCCGGATCAGGCTTTTTCAGATCCACCCGGTTCACCGCCACGCTGTACTGTTTCCACTTCTTCAGCAGCGCCAAATCAGCGTCAGTGGCATCCTCCAAATCGACTGCATATTGAAGTGGCGCAATCGCCCTTGAAGCTTGAGTCAGCAGTGCATCGCGGGTTTGAGTGTTAGCCTTAAGAATCTCTGCAGCGGTCGGCTGAGGGGGCTGGTAGGGCAGAAAAGCATTGCCGTCATAGGTCCAGTACCAACTTGGCATCGGATCCAGCCGGGTGACGTCCACCAGCGTCGCGACAAACTCGCTCGCGTAGCGAAGCTCGATCGGAATCTCATCACCCGCCTTGTAAGTCGGTGGGTCGGCGGGATCATCCTCATCATAGGTAGCAGGGAGGATGATCTCCTGAACGATGCCGTTTTCGACGCGTGCGTAGGTTTTCATCATGCGTATTCCCGAATGGTAATAATGCCTTCCCGGCCATTGCCCCCGATGGATGCCCCATTGTTGGCGGTGGTCAACGAGCCAGAGCCGCCTGCCCCGTGATTGACGGCCGGACTGCCGTTGGCATAGAAGCTGACCGGAGGCGCGCCGGGGCCGTAGAAAGAACCCCCGCCAGGTCCGGAAAAGAAACCGCCCGAAGAGAAGAAGGCGCCGTATTCGCCTTGGCCTCCCCGGACAGCGAAGAGAAACGAACCACTGGGCGCTGGGGGCTGGGGCGTGCCTCCAGCAATAAACGGCGTCGTACCGGGGGCAAGGGTGCTGCCTGTAGCAGAGCTGGTACCGCCTGGACAGGTGACAAGCGAACCCAGTGATGAAGATCCTCCTGGCTGTCCAGGGGCCGCAGCTACGCCTATGCCGCCAGCCCCCACGCTTACAGCAAGCACGAATGCAGCGTTCGTGGGCAAATAGCCACGCGCATAGGTTCCGCCGCTACCGCCCCCTGCCACCGAGATCTGGTTGTTGCCCGCGGCTGCACAGCCTGCACCTGCCGCCCCGCCCGCCATTACCTCATAATCGATAGCCTTGGTGTCCGCCAGCGAAGTGCAGCTCCCTGCGCCGACTGCAGTGAAGGCCGAACCATTGACCGACACCATCTGCACGCCGCCGATCAAGGTATAGACGCTGGTGCGCAGCAGGCGGCCTGCCGATTTTCGCAGCATGTCCTGCAGTGCAGCCAACAGCTGGCCATTATTGGCCTCATTCGGAGCAATCCCCGCGGCCCTTATAACCGCCAACAATTCATCGGTGACGGCGTTGCCCCACTGCGATGGAATGAGCGAGCCAACGACGCCGGTCGCTTGGTTTTCATCGACAAACTTCCCACCCACCAACCCGACACTGGGCACACTTTTTGGGTAATCCACGTTTTTTCCTCAGCTGTAATTGATGTACACGACGGTGTGGGCCGGAGCCGCTCGCCTGATCAGGCATTCCAGGGCGCTGCCGGGGTTGGCGCCGAAGCGCTCGCCCCAGTAGCTGACGCCAAAGCGACGACCCAGCGTCTGGCGGCCGCCGGTGTTCAGCGTCCACATGAACTGGGCACTCCAGGTACCGAAATGACCGGAGCCCATTCGCGAACGTCCGAACCGCGGTGTCCGGAGTTCGGTCAACGTAGCGTTGGGGTAGCCCTGGCCTTTGGCGATGGCGATAAAAAACGAGGCGCTCTGCCCGCCTACTGCAATGAGGCGTTGCTGAACGCCGAGCTGGCGATCAGCGAACGCCGGCGAGTTGCCCAGGCATTCGTCCGGCAGATTCATCACCGACTCCCAATCGGGAACCAGCTCGAAGACCAGCGCAGGATCCATCTCGGCGCTCAACGCCTCAGCGCGCGCATCGATGCGAGCCATCTCCTGGGCGATCCCGCGCAGCACCAGAGCAAGCTCAGGCATTCGTTCCATATCCCACGCAGGCCCTTGCGGCAGCAGCGCACCGAGCTGGGACAGGTACTGATCAGCCGTCCTCACAGCCATGTGAAGGCTCCCACGGTGAGCAGCTCGTTCGCCTTGGCGGTGACGTCAGCCGCCGGACTGGAAACCAGATTATCCATCTCGCCTTCAGCGCTGCTGATGGCTTCTCGGATGTGACTGATCAGCAAGGCCTCGCCTAGACCGGCCTCCCGTTCGTGCAGGTCGGCCAGCTCAGCTGCCACGGCAGCCCGGACGACCGTCGTATCAGGGGTGATCTTGAGTGTGTAGTTGACCGCCTTGAGCACAGGCGCCAAGACGAACACCTCAGCAGTGACAGGCGCTCTGGCGCTGATGTATGCCTTGACTGTCGCCACCTCGTTGGCATCGGGGATGATCGAGGCGTCACCGTCGCGCACAAAGAACACGCCTACCGTGCCGGGGCCCATGTAGTTTCTGACGACCCATGCACGCGTTACGCCCGCGCATTCCAGCGCCCACGTCACATAGTCTTCGGCGTTGCCGCCGTGCGGGATTACTCGGTAGCTGCGGATAACGCGGCTGCGCAGGGACTCGACCGATTCCTGATTGCTGCCCCCAGTGATACCTGGGGCCAGCACCGTGAACGTCTCATCAATTCCCGCCACCGGCTGTACCAATTTGAGCGCCAGGCCGGCGGGTGCATTGCCCAGCGCCCCACCGTCTACCGCCTCGAGCTTTGCGGTGTTGGTACCCGACACCGGGTTGACCGCCGTCATCACCCGATACTGGCGACCATCACTGGCCTGGACGACCAGGTTGGCATCCAGAATCGAGCCTGCCGACGCCTGGAAGCTCGCCGTACCGGTAGCACTCTTGGCAGCGATGCGAGGCGTTTCAAGTCGGAGCAGGGCCTGGCGCTCGAGCGTGGTGGCGTCGGCGGTGTCAGGCAGGATCTGCTTGGCGATCCAGTCGAGGTACCCATAGAGTCCGTAGGCGGCGCCGCTGACAGCGCGGGCCAGCACTTGCGCGTCCGATTGGCGCAATGCATCGCTGGCTAGGTCGGCAGCGGTACGATTGATCAGCACGGGCAGGGTCGGAGTTTCAAACGGCATAGAGCACCTGCCAATGTTCGTTGGGGTAAATGTCGAGGGTTTCGCCCACCGGTAGCGTGAGAGTTACGCCCAAGTTCAAACGTGAATTGCCGGAGCGCTCAGTGAGTACCCGTACGTTGGTAACATGGCCGTCATCGAGCAGCCACTTCAACGCCTCCTGCGCATACGTCACGGCAGCGCCGATGGTTTCAGTGGTCAGCTTGCGGCGCCGTAGCAGCCATAGACGCGAGCCGATGCGGTCATTGGCGACCAGCGGAAAACTGTCACCCCACCAGCCGTAGCGCTCATCGTCCTCCAACTGGTCCGAGGCATTGGCCCGCCGCCAGGTGAACAGGCTGATCTCCACTGCGCGGCGTAGGCTGACCTCTACGTCGTCATTGATGAGCACGCTCATGCCGCACCGCCAGGCACGGGTAGGCCGCTCTGGTCGGTACCCTGTTTAACGCCAGCGTGTGGGTGATTGATCTGACTGACGCCGCCGGCGACCTGATCGCCCTGGCTGACGATCTTCCCGGTTTGGGTGATCAGGGGCGTATCGAAATTGACCGCGGTGGCCGCGCGGATGTTGAGGGTGTGGGTCTCGATATCAATCACCCTGCCCCGCTTCAGATGGATGAAGTCCCCCTCATCGGTGAAGATGGCCACCTCGCCCGACTTCAAGTTTTGAAAACGATGGCGACGATCTGTAACGACGACGACTACCCCATGGGAGCGGTCGCCGCCCAGAAAAGCGGCCAGCCCCTCGGCCCCTTCGTGAGGGCAGCTGGTAAAGCCATAGGGCTCCAGGTGTTCCATGCCGTCCTTAAGTTCACCGTGGGTCAAACGCATCTGCAGGCGCTGTATCTTGCCGGCAGAGTTGGCCAAGGCCACCACGCCGCGCGTCAGCATGTTCATCAGTCGGCTCATTTGTCTTGGTAGTCCGCAGGTAGGAGGTATTCGACGGCGTCGGTTTTCTTCGCCTTGCGCTTCTTATGCGGGTCGTCGGGCTCTTGCAGATAACCCTCAAGCGGGCCGACGCGAAGACGGCAGATCGTCCCTTGATCGTTGAGCGTGTAGGTCACCTCGGCGATGAGCATGTCGCGGTCGTAGCCGATCACTGGATCCACCACGCGCACGATGGTGTTGGGTAACCACAGCGCACCGTTGCCCTGCCGCCACCCCTGCACCTCATAGGTTGTCTCGAGCGCCTTGCCCACCGCCGTGCCGCGCTCCCAATTCGCCCGGTCGGCAGCCAATTTTTCGTTCAGCTGTCCGCTTTCGTGAATGACCTTGACCCGCTTGCGGGTCATGCGTGGATCGGTGACGGAGCTGTTGACCTCGGTGGCTGCCTGGGCAATTTCGTCATCACTCACCGAACGCTGTCCGACCACGCGGTATTCGGAGAACACTCGCGTAAAGTCCAAAGCCGCATCAGCGCTGAGTATGTTGAGGCCCAGTTCGAGGGATTCGGCCGAGCGCCCAGCGCTGCCAACCTGAGCAAGGACGACATTGCCCTGGGCGTTGTCAGTGCTGAACACCCGGTAGAGGGTGAGCAGACGGTCTATGGATTCGAACGCCGTCTCGCCCGGCTCGATGGTGTGGTCAGTCAAGCCGCTGGTCGCCGCAATTTCGCTCTTGACTGTCAGCCCGTATGGGCTGGCCAGCGCCTGAACGATGGCCTGCACGCTCTGCCCCTTCCACTGGCCGGGCTGGTTAATCGCGCCGCAGTCGATCAGATCGCCAGTGGATGAGCGGCCGGCAATGGATGTGGTGACCGTCTCATGGTCGTAGCTGATCGGCGTCGCATCGACCCAGCCGGTCACGACCAGGTCGCTGCCGATGCGCACTTCACAGCGGGCGCCCTGCTTGACCGGGCGCAACACGTTCTGGCCTGGCCACTTCCAGGTGATGCCAATGTTGAAACTGCGCGCCTGACGCTCAAGGCCCGCGCTGATCTCGACCGAGGTCCAGCCGGAATAATCCAGCCCGTCGACGGTCAGGGTCACGGCCGTCTTCGGGTCGGACATGCGGTTACTCCCTGGCTACCTGAATGGGTACGGCGGGCACGAAGCCTGGGTGGTTGATCTTGTTGCGCTGGACGATCTCGCCCTCGCGGGTGGCATCGCCGAATCGCCGGTAGGCCAGCACCACCGCGGGCGTGGTTTCGGTTGGGGTGACATTGACGAGCTGCACACCGGAAGCAGCTACCTGCGTCAGGTGTCGAACCACCTGCTGTCGCGAGGCATTGATTGCCGGGTAGTAAGTGGCGTCCGCCTTGAGCGCGGCTTGCCAGAAGACAGCATCCAGCGCATCGCGCGCCGCAATGACTTCATCCGCCACCGGCACCTCAGCCCGCTCGACAGGTTCCACGACCTGCTGCTGCAGGGAAGCGGTGATCTGCTCCGCCGCCGGGGGCGTTACCACCGGCATCTGCGCGGCCGTGGCCGTGGCCTGGACCAGCACCGCGTCCTGCACCAGGTTGGCCAGCGCCTGCGCTGCCGCCGTGGTGTCCGCGCCACTGCCGACTGCTACCGTATCAATGCTCGCTGCGGCTTCTGCCTGCCTGGACACTGTGGCCACCGCATCGGTGTAGCTATTGAACATCGAGGCCCCGGCGCTGGTCGTGCTCGTGGCGTTGGCTACTGACGCCGAACTGGCCGAATCGCTACCACTGCTGCCCGATGACGAACCGGTGCTGCTCGAAGAGGTAACGCTCGAGCGCTTCGCCGAGGACTGGCCCAGGTCGCTGAAATACCCACTGAACAGGCTCGACAGCGCGCCGGGTGAGTTGGTCAGCATCTGGGCCAAGGACCTTGCAGTTCCCACGGTGTTGCCCAAAGGGGAAAATTGCCCGGCGATGACACCGAAGACTCCGGTGAGTCGATTCTGCAAGCCGATCAGGTTGATCCGAGAGGAGTCCACCTTGGCCATGGCTGCCTTGTACCGACCGACCGCTGCACTCCAGTGAGTGGCCGATGTCTGCGCCGCCATGCGTGCAGTGTTAGCACGCACCGACGGGTTGGTTTGTGCGTTGCCGGGATAGAACGTCAGGTCGAAAGTGACCATGCCGCCTTCGCGGCGGCTGTGGGCCATTTCGCATGCGCCCGGCACCACTAACAACTGCCCGAGCCAAGGATGAACTAGCGTGCCCTCCCCCTCGGTTTCAAGTGCCTTCAGCAGCTTGTCGCGCCGCTGGAAACAGTCGGCGCCGATGATGTAGGCCCTGACCTTATGCACACGGGCGACCTTGCCCATTTGCTCGGCGTACGCCTCGTCACGCTTGGGGTATTCGTGCAGCTGAACCTTGCGCCCCACGGGCACAGACGTGTCCTCGATGAGGAACGTCTCACCCCGAAACGACGCTGGCAGCAACTGCTCGCGCCACGTATCGGCCATCTATTGTGCTCCTGAGAGGGATCGGTAGCCGACGTTGGTGCTGACCTTGAGACCCGGTTGGTCGGTTGTGGCAGGTTGCGGACGTACGCCGCGGGTGTCGCCCTCGAGGCGAATTACCAATTCGCCGTTGAGTTTTGTGGCACCCCCGCCCCTCGTGAGCAGGCTTCCCGGCGCAGGCAAAACACCACTCGACGCCGATGCCGATGCCGATGGCACGGTCAGTGATGAGACAGGCGCCAAACCCCGGGGCGCCGCAAGAGGTGTAGCAGCTTGGCTTACCGCTGCAGCCAGACGGCGCGCCTCCTGCGCTGACCCTGTAGACCCTGCAATGGCATCGTTGGCCGAGTCCCTCTTCACGAAAGCGCCTGGCAATGGGCCGGTGTGGGTCCTAAGCAACCACTCGTTCGAGCCAACACCTGCCACCCGCTTCATTTGCTCCTGCCGGATGGCGGCCGCGCGAACAGCGTCGGAACGTAGGAACGCACCAGTGCCGCCGCCAGCGCCGGCATTGAGCTGGTTCTGCGCTGCCGCAAGCTCACCGACTTTCGCGGTCAGGTTCACACCGATATCCGGCGCATTGCCCAGGTTGAGGAACTTCATGATGGGTTCAAGGAACGGCTTTACCCGGTCCCATATGCCTTTGAACACGCCGACGATGGGTTCCCAGTGCTTGATGATCAGGCCAACCGGCGACCAGTCGAACAGAGTTTTCAAGAAATCAGAGAACGGCACCGAGTACGCTTTGATCAGATCCCACAGCGCCGAGAAGAACGTGCCGATCGGCTGCCAGTTATCGATGATCAACCCCAGCGGCGTCCAACTGAAGGCCTCTTTCATCCAGCCCCACACCGCCATGGCCGGGCTCTGAATTCTTTGCCACAACTGTTCGAAGTAAGGCGCCAGCCTGTCCCAGTTCGCGACGATCAGCCCTGCCGCTGCGGCAATGGCAACCGCTGCAATACCGATCGGAGTGGCAGCAAAGGCGAGTCCGAGTAGGCGCGTGGCCACCATGGCGCCCAACACGGCCACGCGCACAGCCGTGAAGGCAACGCCGGCCACGGCCAGCCCTCGGACCAATGCAGGATTGGCCTGAATAAAATCTGAAACGCGACTGATGAGGGGTTGTACGGCGGTCACTACGGCGTTGAGCGCTGGAAGGAACGCGTTGCCCAGGGCAATACCTGCGCGGTTCACCGCGTTGCGCATAAGCGTCAGCGTGTTTTCGGTGGTCGCCGATCGCGATGCGTACTCTGCTTCCATCGACCCGGCGTATTGTTCGGCATCGCCTGTCTTCCTCAGGTTGCTTTCGAGCAATCCGAGATTTGTCAGTAGTGGCGCAATCGCGCCGATCGACTCCGTACCAAAAAGGTTACTGAGCAGCGCCGGCCGCTTGGTGGCATCCACAGCGGCTATGCGTTTGAGCACACCGACCATTGTGGCTTGAGCATCCTTCTGCATGCCGGCGGCTACCGCCTTCGAATCCAAGCGAAGCGCCTGGAAGGCTGTGGCCTGAGATTTCGTCGCCGCGCTGCCCTTGGTCAGCGCCAGCATGAAGTTCTTTATGCCAGTCGCAGCGACTTCCTGCTCGACACCCACACCGGCCATCGTTGCGCCCATGGCCGCTATTTGGCCCGACGCAACCCCGGCCACTTCGCCCAGAGGGCCAACCCGGGTGACGATATCGGAAATCTGCTTGGTGTTTGCTGGCCCCGTATTGCCCAGATAGTTGATCTTGTCAGCGAGCCCCACCACCTCGGCCTGTGTCATTTTGAACGACGTCCGCCACTTGGCCATCATGTCGCCGCTCTGCTCAGCCGTCTGGTCAAAGGCGATACCCATCTTCACGGCATCTTCCGCAAATCCGAGCAGTTCGCCCCGAGCGATGCCCGACTGACCGCCCGCCGCCACGATCTTGGCGATATCATTGGCAGCCATCGGCAGCCGTTCCGACATCTTTGTGATGTCGTCGCCCATTTCCTTGAACTGACTCGGCGCGTCGAAATTGACCACCTTGCGCACGTCGGCCATGGCAGATTCAAACTGGATCGCCGCCCTTGTTCCCATCACAAACGGCGCGGCCAGCGCACCGCCGGCGATCACATCCTTAAAACTCAGGTTGCCCAGGCCGGTGTTCTGCAGTCCTTTGCGGAATCTGGAGACGTTTTTGCGGATACCGGCCAGCGTTGGCGACAGCTTGTCGACGCCGGTGATCAGCGCCTTGAGCTGAAATTGATCGGCCATTATTCCTCCGGCATAGCGCGGTTGATCCGCTGGGCCTGGGCCAGCGATTCGAGAAAGATATCCAGCGGCCTGGCCATCATCTGTTCAGGGTCAACCTTCCAGAAGTAGGCCAGGTCGTAGACAAGCGCGATCAGGTGGTCGAGGGCTTCGATGCCGGGCTCATGAAAAAACCAGCCACCACCCAGGCCAGGCTGTTGAGGTCAGCCAGGTCTAGCTGGTTGACGGACGAAGGCGGCACCGCGGCGCACACGGCGATGTACTTTGCTGCCACGTCCAGGTCCAGGCTCACGGCTTCGTCCGCGTCGATCTTGTAGGGCAGCGCCTTGATAGCCCGCGCTTCCAGGGTCGTAGGACGACGCAAGGTCAGCTCTGTGAGCTCTTCACCGTGAGCGATGATGGGCGCGCTGAGGGGAATCGGTTTGTTCAGGTTCATCACCGCCACTTCTTGTTTTTCATCCATCACAGCCATACCCCTTTCACGCCGTCGAATTGCAGTTCAATGGTGCCTTCCTCGCCGTTCGAACTTGGCTGATCAACCAGGTAGGCGCCGGAAAGCGTGTAGACCTTGCCGTTCTTGAACTCGGCGGTGATGGTCATGTTGATGCCCTCAGCCAATGCCTTGAGCGGGAAGTTTGCGGTGTGCACCGCCGAGAACTTGAGCCAGGGGGCTTTGTCCTCTTCCTTGAAAAAGCCGGGCACTACCGTTTCCCGGGTCTTGTCCATGAGCGGCGCTTCCACGCCGCCCTTGAGGGTCAACTGCGTACCGTCAACCTTGACGTAGCAGGTACCAGCAACTTTCTGCCCCATGGGTGGGCCTCCAAATGAAAAAGCCCGCACGCGGCGGGCCTGGATGATGGGACAGCGTTACGCCGCCTCAGTGGTGTACTGCAGGCGGAACTGGTTGAGCAGCGCGAAGATGCGCAGACCGTTCACGTAGTCCGGCGGGTACAGCACGTTGATCCGGGTTGGGCTTCGGCTGTCGCGCTCAACGATCAGGTACTGAGCGAACAGCGCCGAGTTTTCGACATGGCCATCGCGCTCCAGATTGCCGTATTCGCTGATCAGCTCGCCGCGAATCACGTTGGGCGTGACGATCGGCTGGCCATCGCCGAACTGGGTACCGTCGCTCGCCAGCTTGTGGCGACCGTACTTGCTCGTGATGATGCCCTTGAGCCGGCGCACGATGTACGCGCTCTGGTGCATCGTCTCGCTGTCCAGGTACGAATCATCGGCCTGGCCGTAGGCGTTTTTCTGGTAGGTGGTGATAGCGCGCTGGATGCGCACATAGCCGCCTTCATAGAACAAGGTGGCAATACCGTACTGCAGCAGCGAATTGAACTCAGTCAGGGTGAAGCGTGCCCCCTCAGGCGCCGGGTCGATCCCTACCAATGGTCCGGTTTGAGTTGGGCGACTGGCATCGGCCGAGATGAACACCGCCTGGCGGGCAGCACCGGCGGCCGCCACACGCCAGAACGGTTGCGGCACACCCGCTTCGAAACCGAAGATGGTCATGTGCTGATCGTTGCGAGGCTGGCCAGCCGCGACCAGCGTGCCGAGCGTGCCGCGCAACGCGCTGTAGACATGGCCATAAAGCTGCTTGGCCCAGGACCAGCGGCCACTGGCATCACCCATCGCGATCTTCCAGGCCTCCAAGGTGGTGGTGTCGGCCCAAGGCACGCAGATGAACTCGAAGGGCGCATCGCCAAGCGCCGCCAGCGCAGCCGTAGCGTCAGGCGTACCAGCGCCACCGGACATCGAAGCAGCCACAACGGTGAGACCTGCAGGGGTAAACTCGCCGTTGCTCTTGCCCAGGCGGTTCAAACTCAGGCCGATGTCGTTGCCGGAGTCTCCCAGCCACTTGCAGGTCAGCGTAACCACACCAGCCGCCGCCACGGCGGTGACAGGCAGATCAGCAGTGGCGTTGATTCTGGTGGCCAGCGCCGCTGCAGCAACCGCAGGAGTGGCGCCAGAGGGTACCGTTGCCTGGATGCGGACGCCGGCCACATACAGGCTGATCAGGCCGGTCTCGGTGGCAGTACCGGTGACGGTCACCTTGCCCAAGGCCGCAGCGCCGGCGGTGGCCTTGACCGGCAGGCACCAGATCTCGCCCACCAGATCGTTCTGGCGCCAGGTGTCGTACATGGCCGCCAACATCGAGCCTTGGCCGCCGATGGTTTTAGCCTGGGCCAGGCTCGATACAAGCACCAGCTTGCCGATTTCCTCGGCTGTGGACAGATCGTTCACCTGGCCCACGATCAAGCGGCGCAGCGCGCTGGAGGCACTATTGGCGTTCGAGTTGTCCATTTCCGCATAGAACAGCGGCACGCGGATGTCCGCGGGGATCTGTTGGAATCCTACGCTCATTTGGTCGAGGCCTCTTTGGCGGGCGGGTTGGGGATCACAACGTCGCCATCAGCAAGACGGCGGCGCCAGTAGGCGTCATCGGGCACTTCACGGCCCTCGGGCAGCAGCAGTTCCCCGGTTTCCGGATCGGGCACCGCGCGCCCCTTGGCCGGCACCACAGTGATGCGGTTCATGGCAGTTCCTCTTTGAGTTGAATTTCGATGCGCCCATCCGGGCCGGGGTACTTCAGGTTTGGGTCTGCTGGGTCGATGCAGTCCACGTTGATGTCCATGCCCTGCAGCATGGGCAAGCCGTCGAGTTCCAGTTCGTGCCAGGTTTCGGCCGGATCCGTTTCAGCGTTACGCCCAAGTTGGAAAGCGGTCACGAACGAGTAGCGGTAGATCACCAGCGCCCGGTCGATCTGAACCAACTCGCCGCCGTCGTAGGTGATGGGCTCGTACTCCGTGCCCGGACTCCAGCCCACCAGGGCCCGCCACAGTTCAGCGCGAATGTCATGCAACACGTCCACCGCCAACTGACCGCGGCTGTCGCGGGTGTCGAGGATGACCACCACATCGAAGGCATCGGTGATGTCCTGCCGAATGGCGTTCTCCAGGTCGTTCTCGGTCGCGTCATCACCGGTGGCAATGACAAAGGCACCCGGCCGGTCAACCTGCTGACTGGCCTTTACCGCATCAAAGTCGATGCCGCCCGCCACGCGGCCAACGAAGATCGGGCAGCGCTGCCGCAGGTGCAGAACCACAGGGGTGATTTTCATCGGTTGTCTCGTTGATCAGCGCAGTGCGTCAGCAAAGGCCTGCTTGAGGATGGAGCGCACGGCGCCCTTGCTGCTGTTGAGCGCATCGACCATGTAGTTCTCGCGCGGCTCGATCCGCCACGGGCCGGTTGCTTCCTGCTTGCGATGGGACTTGCCGAGTTTGGCGTTGCGCCGCACGCCATACCAGAGATAGGCCGGGTAGAAGCCTTTCATGTCGGCGGTCTTTTGCGGCTCGATCTTCACCAGGAAGCCGGCGCGGCTGACCCGGTAGGTGATCGACCGGCGCAGCGTGCCCTTGCGCATGCCTGGGTACTGGCCCTTCTCCGACACGGACCGCTTGCTGACCAGCTTGCGGCCCTTCGCCCGTACCAGCACGCCAGCCTTGCGCATGGCCTTGCGGATTTCCTTCTTATCGAAATCGAGCTTGCCGTAGCTGTCGAAATCGCCAAAGTGCATGTACGCGGCAGGTCTAGCCATACAACCCTCCCCCGGCCTGTTGCAGCCCCAACTCTTCCACTTCCAGCACAGTAAAGCGATGCCGGCCATTGAGGTCTGTAGCGCGCTTCACCCGGTAAACTACGCCGGCATGCAGCACCTCGAAATCAATGGGGACAACCCCCAAGTAGCGCACGGTGATCCGATGAGTGATCTTGTTATCGGCCTGAACACTGCCGCTGTAGATCGCGGTACCGACAGGCTCAATGCGCGCCCAGCGCTTTCTTTCGTCCGAAAATAGCGACGAAAGACCGCCATCCGGCGCCGGCAAGTCGTCACGGCGCCGTAGGGTAATGCGCCGGTTCAATTCTCCAGCGCCAGGTTCTTTAAGTGCCATCAGACCCCCATCTGTGCGCGATAGGGCGCTAGCAAGTACTTGGAACCCATCGGCAGTTCCATGGCACTGCCTGTGGCCGAACCGGCGATGACATCCTCGCGGTCTGTGTAGAGGTGCCCCAGTATCAGCAGGCAGGCCGCTTCGATGGTTTTGTTCAGCACTACGCCGCGGACCATAGCGTCTGCCATGTTCAGCGACTCGTTGAGCACGTGATCGGCGTCCGAAAGGATTGATTCACGGGTCTCGAAGTCCTGAACCAGCTCCACTGAACCAATGGCCACTGCGTGGCTTGCACGCGCCTGGCCTCTCAGCGTGGGTGCCAACACTCGAGCGGCATTCAGTGCATCTTGGCTGATGTAAATCGACCGTGCCATATAAGCACTGGCCACACCCTCGGAAGCATCCAGCAGTCCCTGTATCAAGGCGCGATCGTCATCCTCGGCCCGCAGATGCTCAACGGCCGTCTCGATGTTGATCACGGACATTGCTTACTCCTGGGGCGGCGTTACAGGCGGCTCGGCAACCGGTGGCTGATCGGCCGGCGGTTCCGCTTCAGGCGGAGGGCTGTCAGCAGTACTTGTGACAGCAGTTGCAGGCGGAGTAGCAGCCAGCAGCTTCGCCAATTCGACTTCAGCTTCTTCGCGCCTGCCGATGAACTCACCGACCTGTGCAGCTTCTGCATCCACGATGATCCACTTCTGGCCTTTCTTCTGGAGTTTGAAGCCAAGCTCCTTGCCATCACCTGCAGCTTTGCCTTTCTCGACGCCCACTTCGCCAACGATCTCGCACAGTTTCAATTGCTGAAGTTCCTTGGCCAGCCAGACAGGGGCCGCATACGGCTTATTGTCGGCGTCACGAATGATGCCGCGGTCCTCATAGGCACGCAGCGGTTTGATCAGTAATTCAGACATGGCTCACCTCTGAAGGGCAGCGGTGCTGCCCTTCGTTCGGGGGTGGAAAGTTTAAGCCGCAGCAGCGAGCTTACCGGTCACGAAGGCTTCGGTACGGTAGATGGCGAAGGCCAGGCGCTCTTCAGCGCGCAGGGTCACCATGTTGTTCTCGAAGTCCTTGTCGTTCTCGGTGGAGATCAACACTTCAATTTCCATGCGGTCCAGGATCTGCGCGCCCAGCTTGAAGGCGCCTACCAGGAAGTCGTTCTGCTTCATCGCCTGGGTACCAACCACCGGGCGGTTCCAAAGGCGTGCAGCAGTGCCTTCCTGTGGCTGACCGATGATGTAGCGGCCCACGTTGTCCTTGATCATCTCGATCAAGGCCCAGTCGATCGGGTTGAGCACGATGCCGTCCGAGGGGAACTCGGCCAACTCGGCCTGCAGCAGCGCCAGGCGCAGTCGATCAATGCGTTGCTCACCGGTCACGACCACGCCACCGGGCGCAGCATACTGGGAAGCTACCGGCACCAAGCCTTGCAGGCTTGCACCTGCACCGCTGCCGTACAGCAGCTGCGACTCTTCGGCCAGGAGCAGACCGTAGCGGGCTCGAGCATCGATGTAGCTCTGCAGCGCCTTGGCATCGTCCAGGATCTGGCGCGAGGCCTTGAACAAGTGGGCGATGGTGCGCACCGGTGCGGTGATCAGAGCAGTGGTGATGTCGGAGTACGGTTTGGCGCCGCCTTCGGCAACAATTGCTGCGCTGTTGGTGAAGCCGGTCTCGCGGACATACTCGTAGGAGCCCGCCTCAGTCTGACCGGGGGCAACCAGGTCACGGATGGTAGCGCGGCGCAGACCCGGCAGCGCGACGACGTCGCTGCGCTCGGAGGGAGCCAGGCCGCCGGCCGAGGTGGTGGTGATCGCGGCGCGGGGCACCGACACACGACGCGAGCCGCGGAACGAGGAGTTGACTCCTTCCATCTGCTCGCTGGCAACGAACAGCTCGCCCGCAGACTTGGGCGCTTCGTTGTGCTGGTTGTCGCGGTTGGCATTGACCAGCTTTTGCTCGGCTTCGAGCACACGAGCCTGCAGCTCGCCTTGCTTCATCAGCAACTCGTCGATCTTCGCCGAGGTTTCGCGACTCAAGCCTTCATGGCGATCGACATTCTTCTGTGCCTGCTCGGCATGCGCCTTGAGCTGGTCGCCGATGTCCTTGAGATTGGCCTGGGTCTGCTTGTACTGGGCCTCGATGTCATCTTCACCGATTTTACCCATTTGAGCATTCCAGCCACGGTAGTGAGAGGTACCGCGTTTGACGAGCGCAGTGGATAGGCCCACCAGAAACAACGAGCCGAAGAAGGCCTCCGGTGTAGCGCCGAAAGTCATCGGGATCATGGCAGCGATGGACAGCACAGCCATCAAGAATGCCGGGGACAGACGAAATTTCATCATGGTGTGAAGCCTCATGCAGGGACACAGAAAGAGAGTTTTGGTAGGGGTGCCAGGTCCAGCTCGACAGCGCGAGGCTTATCGGTCGGGGCAGCGCTGCGCTTGCCCTCGCCAGCAGCGCGCGGCGTGCTGGACTTGAAAGTGGCGAAAAGCTCACGCCGTTCGCTGCGGGTCATGCCCGCCTTCGCCAGGGCTACGTCCATCGCTTTGAGGGCGTTGCTCTGCTGAGTCTGCTCATCCTGGCGTTCGGTGATCTCGTAGGAAGACAGCAGGCCGGTGGCGAAGCCCAGCTCCAGGACGCGCTTGCCGCGGATGAAGGTCTCGTCGTCCATCATTTCGGCGACGTCGGTAACCGGCTGGCCGCTGCCCTCGGCGTAGAGGTCGGCCATAGCGGCGTCGAACTCTTCCATGGTATCGGCGATGTCGCGCAGGCCATGCCGGTTGCCTACAGCCAGCGTCCAGCAGTTGTGGATCATCAGGAAGGCGCTGCTGGCGACCTCCCGCTTGGCGCCGGCCATGTAGATGACCGATGCCGCTGAGGCGGCCAGGCCGAGCACCTTGGTGGTGACTTCCTGGCTGTGCTCGCGCAGACGGTTGTAGATGGCCAGGCCTTCGAACATGTCGCCGCCGGGCGAGTTGATGTAGACGGTGACAGCCTTGTCGCCGATGGAGCGCAGGGCAGCATCGATGCGGGAGACAGTCACACCGTCGCCATACCAGTCCTCGCCGATCACGCCGTAGATGGTGATGGTGTCGCCGGTGGACTCTACGGCCGCCTTGATGGCCGGGTTCCATTTGTCGAGCGCGCGCGGGCTCAGCTCGCAGTTGAAACTGCCAGCCTTCGATTTGGGTTGCATGATTTATTCCTTCGAGTTGGCCGGCTGGTCGAGCCAGTTCTGCAGAGCAGCCCTTGCGGCCTGCCCGTCATCGCCCCGCCCGAGTTGATCGATCGGGGAAAGGTTGGTTTGCACGGTGAGTACTCCGGCATTGCCACCCATCCTGGGTAGGTTCTCCTTCATCCGGCATTCGTCACGCGTGTAAATGCCGTTCTGGACCATGCCTGAGTACAGCGTGGCCCGTGCCGCGCTGTCAGCGCGCATCAAGCCTTCGATGGAAAACTCCGGGTAAATCTGCCGGCGCTGCGCAGGCGTCAGAAGCTTTCGACTGATCGCCTCCTCGATGCGGCGCATGTAACTGCGCAGTGTGAAGGTCAGAAAACGAAGCAGCTTTTGCTCAAGCCCGGTACCCCAGTTCGATGCTTTGTCGCTGTAGCCGACCAAGGTCGGATCCACCATGTAGAAACGACAGATTTCCTCGGCGCTGTACTCTCGCGATTCCAGCAGCTGAGCATCAATGGGGTTGATGCCAATTACCTTGGCACTTACGCCCTTCTCCAGAACCGGTGACTTGCCAGCATTCATTGCGCCGCTGATGCGCCGGACATAATCCCGGAAGTCATCGCGTTGCTGTTTGTTGAGCACCTGATCCACTTCGAAGGCTACAGTCTGATGCATGCCGTTCTTGAAAGTGGCGCTGGCCACGTCCTCGGCTGACATTGCCGCCCCAAACACATCGGCGCCATAGGCGATGGGTGATAGCCCAACCTGCCCATCCAGGGAGAATGCCGGGATGTGCATCATGTCGCTGCCGGCAATGTCACGCGGCCGACCGGTCTTTTCCCGGTACCGGTAAATGAGCTCGCCGTTATCGGCTACGTCCATCTCCACGCGGTTAGGCAGCAAGAACTCAAGCGCGACGATTCGACCGTTGATGCGGATGATCTCGACGAACGCGTTCCCCTTCAGCAGCATTGAGGCCACTACCGCTTCCCAGAACTGCACGGCGGTCATGCGGCTGTTGGGGTTGGTGTTCAGGATCCAGTGCAAATCGTTGTCACTGGCTACCTCTCGGCCACCATCAGGCATCCGCCGGTACAGGCCAAGTGGCAGGGTCGCTATTGTTTCGGAGATCAGGCGCACACACGACCAGCAGGCGGCGAGACGCATGGCCTTGTTGATCGTCACGGTCTTGCCGTTGGCGGATGTACTGCCCACGGTCTGTGACCAGATACCGGAAGCCCCTCCGGAAATCGAGCGGCCTACCCAATCAATAATCGAAGACCGGGGGGCCATGACAGCGCTGCTCAGGACAGACTTCAGGGATTTAGCCACTGGTCAGCCCCTTGCGAATGAACGCTGCTGCCACAAAGCACGAGACAGCAGCGGCAAGAAACGCCCACCCCACCCCCAACAGGACGTAAACGCCTGTCACCGCGAAGCCGAAGCCCAGTACTGCGGTCAGCAGGTAAATGATCGATGCTGTGTTCATTCGAATATAGGGTCCCGGATTGAATCCATAAATCGGTCAATGCCGCCATCGCTCACCACGACCTGCGCCATTGCTCGACCGACAGCCATGATCAGCGCAACCGCGCCATCGATTTTGTTGTCATCGCCTTGCTTGATGGGCCGTACCACGTCATCGTTGCCCGGCAGGTGCTTGCCGATCACATTGCCGATACACCAGGTCATGATCGGATTGCCGTCATGGTGGAACCGGCCAGCCTCAATGGCAGCCTCGAGCTCTTTCATGGGGTCTGACATGTTGGTGTAGTTCTGGATGATGGTGATGGGGCAGAACCCCTCGTCATCCAGATCGTGGCTCAGCCCGGTAGCGCCATGCGGGTCAATGGGCGATTCCCGCAACGGCGCCTGATGATTGGCATCCTTGGTGTCTTCCAGGATTTCGCGGTAATCGATCTCGGCCCCCGGCGTAACGTCCAAATGCCGAGAATTGATCCAAGCCTGAAACCGTTCGGACATGCGCTTGTTGTCGCTGTTGAAAACGGTGTCTTCGGGCACCCAGAACTTGGGAGCGATGCTGTAGTAGTGGATCCGGCCATCGATGACACGCCAGAACAGACGCGCCCTTGAGTTCATATCAAGCTTGCGCGCCAGGTCGAACGCGCCAATCCACTCTTGTCCTTCGAACTGGTCCAGGGTCAGCGATGTGTCTTCACACGCCTTCCACTTGGCCATGTTGTAAAAGCCGGATTTGGCGCTCACCCACAGATTGAGGTGCTTCGTCTTGAAGGTGTTGGTGAACCGAGCAGAGCGAATGGCCCTTGCCTGCTGGCTTTCCAGGTACTCCTGGAACACCGAAACCCCGTGATTGGGATTGGCCTTAGCCAGCATCTTGGGGTCGGTCCAATCGTCGCCTTCGTCCAGTGTCCAGATGTAGCCGAACAGCTCATCGTCAGGGACCGTTCCCTCGAGCATTTCGATGACCTGACGGCGCTTGTCGTAGCATGGGCCTTCGATATCGGCGCCGGAAGTTGTGATGATAAACATCAGCGGCTGCCGCCGGGCGCCCATACCAGTGAGCATGGTGTCGTACTGGGCAGCGGTGCGGTGCTCGTGGTACTCGTCGACGATCGCGCAACTGGGCGAAGCGCCGTCACCTGGGTCGCCGATCAAAGGCTCGAAGCGACTGAAGTCCGACGGAATGTTCATGTTCGAGGCGTTGACCTCGATGCCTGCTGCCTTGATCAGCATGGGTGATTTGCTCACCATCAGCTTTGCTGGCCTGAACACCTCCCACGCCTGCTTCTCGGTAGTCGCCCCTGAATAGACCTCGGCGCCGAATTCGCCATCAGCGACAAACATGCTGATGCCCACGCCAGCGGCAATCACCGACTTGCCGTTTTTCCTGGGCACTTCCCAGTAGCTCTCACGAAACCTGCGATGACCGCCCTTTTTCTTGACCCACCCGAAGGTCACGGCCATACCGAACATCTGCCAAGGCTCGAGCGTGATCAGCTGACGCTTGAACGCCCACTCGCCCTTGGTGTGCGGCAAAAGCTGGATCAGCTTCAGCTTCTTTTCTGCTTTGGCCGGGTCGAACTTGTACTTGAAGGACCGCTTTCTGCTCGCCGCCAGGTCGTCGAAGTGACGCTGTACCGCGAGGTGAATGAACCGGCAGGCCGGCACCTTGCCGCGCAATAGAGACCTGGCCCACACCATCGCTTTATCGACGTTGGGGTGGGCGGACTTGGCCATTCAGGATCTCAATAGGTCAGCGAATGCGTTGGTTTCTTTCTCCTTGTTGCCACCGATGAGGCGGGTTCGGCTGGCGGGGTCAAGGCCGAGCATCGATCCGAACGTGACCATCTGCCGCATCGTCTCGTTGGCAGCGGTCAAAGCCGGGTTCTTCATCGGTCCGCCCGTGGCGCCTGTAACAACGATGCCAGATGACTGGATCGACTCTTGTGCCATGCGCCAGTTGTCATAGGCTACGCAGAACGCTTCTACGTTGTGCAGATCGGTGAGCGCCACAACGTTCTCGCGTAGAAGCTCGGGCACAATCATTTTCCACATGGTCGCCGCGCGATCGCTAAGCCAGTCCGGTGGATCGACATTGGTGATCTGCGAGAACTGAGGCTCTGCCTTGTTCAGCGCACGCTTGCCAGGGTTTCCAGCCAGCTCTTTTTTGGCCGTCGGCTTGGGTTTGCGACCACGGCCGGCGACCGTGGCGGTGCCTCCCATCGCGCAACTCCTGAATTTTTAATTTCGCGGGTGTAGAAAAACGACGGGCAGGCGGTGTCCGCATCCGTAGGTCCTGGGGTTTTGACCCTCCCCCGCCCCATGACGGTGCATAGCCGACGAACGGTCGGGGCAATGGCGTGCTTCACCGATCCAGCCGGGCCGCTCGGCTTTCCACCTGAGTTTTCGCCAGGTGGCAGACATGGTTGATGGCCCGCAGGTTGCTCATGCTATCCGTACCGCCATGCGCCAGGGCGAGTATGTGGTCCACCTCGTCGGCAGGCCTTATACGACCCAGGCCGGTGCATTCGGCACAGCGGCACAGGTACTTGTCACGCTTCAGCACCTGCTCGCGAAGCCTGCGCCATGGTCGGCCACCACGACCTGAGCCCTGACGCGTTCCCCACGGCTTGGCCAGATGAGCGTGCTCGTCACAGTATTTCGGGTTACGGCTCAACACCTGGCAGCCCGAGGCGGCGCACGGTTTCATCGTTCGGGGTGGCATGCTTCACATCCTCGGTAGGCATCTCGGGCGACATCAGCCCCGTCAATCGGCGGTACGCCAACTTGGCGGCTTTGCTCATGTGCTGACGCCTCAGGGCACAACCTCTACAGGCCATCTCGCACCTCCTAGCGTTTGTACCAGGTCAGTTGGTAGCACCGGGCATCAGCCGGCACTTCGGCGATGGGCCAGCGCAGGCATTCCATGTGCTTGCGCTCAGGCCGGGCGCGGCTCACCCGCAGCGTCTGCACCAAGTACGCCGAACCAGCGGCCGTGGTGATGAAGTCACCGACCGCGATGCAATCGGCACCGTCCACATATAGCTTGCAGGGTGTATAGGGCTGACGAGATCTGCTCACGCATACCTCCAGCTATCTGCTCTGGCTGCGCTTGATCTGCGCATCAACTTGATCAGCGCAGGTATCAAGCAGGTTGATGGCCCGATCCTTCAGCGCCCAAAGGTCGCCGTTCAGCGCCAGGTTGTCATCGCTGTCGCTGACCCGTTCGCACGGCACCATTTCCGGCGCTTCCAGCCTTACCGCCGATGTCCTTCCCGGCGCTGGCTGCGGGCTGACCGCGCAGGCCGTCAGGCAAAGGCTGATCAGCCCACTTGCGAACAGCCGGGCTCTTACGCTTGAGGTTTTCAAAGTCCTTCCTCGCTTGGCGGGCCTTGTCTTCGCTGGCCTTGAGGCGCTGCTGCAGATCGGCCAGGTAGTTGGCGTTGCGTTTGGCTTCAGCCTGGAGTGTGGTGATGGTCTTCAGGCTTTCGGTGTTGGCCTCGGTTGCATCCTTCGCCGCCCGTGTCTGCACCGTCACCTGCCCTTCCAGCGCAATCACGCGGTACTGCTGAATGGCAATGAGCAATGCGGCCACCAAGGCGATGATCAGTGCAGCGGCAATGCTTTTGAGCAGGTTCATAGGCTGTCCGCCTTGCGACCGAGAAACTTCACGATCATTTCGCGGATGACGGTCACACCGACAAAGCCGATCGCACCGCCGGCGGCAACGGACAAGCTCGACGGCCATTCCATCCACTCGATGACGCTGCTCGCGGACAGGCTCAGCCCACCACAGATCAGCGACTCCAGCAGGATGCGGCGCTTGCTGGTCTCTTTGGCCTCGTACAACACACGAAGCCCAGAAATAACCGTTG